TTTAGTGGTTTTGATGATGATGATTTCAAATAATTATTTCTTATTCTTATTCTTCTTCTTCTTTTTTTTATTGGGAGCATTCTGTGTCGAAAGATCGCCTATGTCATCGGCTATTTTCTGAATTTGTTCATCAGTAAGGGTGGATTTCTCCGCTTTTTCTCCATCAAGTGGTCGATATACCATTTGATTCGGATCATTCGTCTTTTCCAATATGAAATTTTCTTGTTTTTTCTTTTCGAGTTTTGCTCGAATTCTATCTTTTGTATCTTGTGCACGCATCATACGATCCAAACGATTCGTGTCAACTTTCATATTTTTCCCCATATTACCACCCATATTACCACCCATGCTTTTCGCCATGTTTTGAAACATTTCATTCATTTGTTTTGAATTTCCTCCCATTTCCTTCATTTTTTTAAGCATTTCACCGGCTTCTTTCATAATGTCTTCTTGTGACAAATCACCTGAATTCATTTTTTCTTGAAATTTCCCCTGAATTTTCTGTACCAATTTCATTAATTTATCTGGATGACGCATTAATTTTTTCAAAACATCTGCTGGATTTGCGGAATCATTAAATTCGTCCGGTTTCAATCCCAATGTTTCTTGCAAATCATCCGTCAATTCTTCCATTAATTCCTCCGCTAAACTTCCTAATTTTCCACCAAATAACCCTTTCAAATGGTTATGAATATCTTCTGGATTAGGCATATCTGGCATTTTTCCTTCAGAATCAGTAGAATCATTCATATGTTTTTCAAATTCTTCAAACATTTCATTAATCGCGTCTTTACCTTTTTGTGATTCATCTCCATTTGAATTACCTTCTTCAGCTTCACCTTCAGCTTCAGCTTCACCTTCTTCGCCTTCTTTATTCCTCTGCATTTCTTTAAAGAAATCGCCAAGACCAGACATAGCCTCTGTCATCTTTTCTTGTAACTCTTTCTCATCAATCCCTTCGAATAAATTCATTGTATTGCCAAACTCAGTCTTATCTTTTACATTTCCAATCACCATAAATAACACCAATTGCAAATATTTCCATATAGATTTTTGTGTAGTTTCTGAAACTCCTTCACAAAAATATAATTTTTTGAAATCCAATCTTGGTATAAAATGCGTATCCGATGCATTGTCTTCTTTGAATATTTCCTCATTTTGGTACAAAATATCGAAAAAACGTTCTGGATAAATCTTCAAACTATACTCATATAAATCCTTCCATCCTTCGTCTGTAGTTTTTTCTCCGTAAATCCACCAAATATGAGAATATTCCGGAAATGTTGTTTTCAAATCTGATGTAAAATCTCTCATTACAGAAGCAAAATTCTCTGGAAGTTCCATAATATATTCTAAATACAATATTATTTATACTGTATTTAGCCAAATCTATTTAATACAACCCTCATATTACACAATATTATAGGACTCTCTTTCATGTTTCCATATTGTTTCACATGCATAAATATATATTCAGTTATTTTTATATCTCTAGAATATTTATCCATCCAACAATCACGGCAAATACGATGGTAATGATGTAAATCTGCTAAAAAGGTATGGGTCAATCTTCTATAGTAAAGATGTTTTAACTCATTTATTACTGATTTGTAATTATTTTTATGATATTTGTTATCATCATAAGAGTAAATCATATCAATCAATACATCTGGTAAAAAAAACATAATCCTGTGTTTATAGAACAACAACACTATTTATATCAATGGCTTCCATTCTAAGTGTTTGTAATCACGATCAACTTGTTGAGGGTGTTCCATAGGCATAACTAATGTACTTTGATCTCTACAGTAATTCAAATATCCTTCGGCTTCACCATGAACAGACTTTATTGTATAATCCAAAACATAATTGTTCAATTTTTGCACTTCTTCTGTGATATTTTGTCCTTTAGTGTGTTTTGCATATTCTAAATAGATACTTCGCATGATGATTTTCAAATTATCAATGTTTTGTGGAGGGACAACTATTTTCTTATCAGACATCTTGTATACTCCTGCTCTTAAACCGTTTTGTAGTATTTGGACATTCCCTTCGCTAAAATATACTTTAGCGAGTATATTATCTTCATGTACTCCTGTTATTGCTTCTCGATATTCAGTTGCCTTATTTTTTATCGCAATTTTTTCCGTCATTTGAAATCGAATCTCTGGATCACTATCTTCTAAAATATTAATACGTCCATTGTATTGTTCATAATTTAATATAGAATCTCTGGTTGCTCCAATATTTGGATTCCACGCAATACCAATACTTTCTGCTCTAAATGGTTCCATATATTGTGGACGTAGAAATTCTTTTTAGCAATTTCATCTTCATAAAAATATACATTAAACATATACTATGGATTCTTTTTATACAATTGTTGTATGTGTTGCACTTGCATTGCTTGTATTATTTCTTATTGTCATTGGAATTATGTTACAAAAACAAGATGATGACAAACCATTTCCAGCATATGAAACGGAATGTCCAGATGGATGGGAAGTTAGTAACGGCAGATGTGTTGTACCAGCAGCCACACATCCAAATTATCCTAAAAATGATGTGATTGACACTTATAGCGGTACAGATAATTTGTATACGTCAGATTTTGACCCAATCGGTGTAGGTGCTGGATTAACTTTCAACACCGGTGCAACCAAATGCGACAAACAAAAGTGGACGACTGCTACACAAGTAACATGGGATGGTATTTCAAATTACAATAAATGTTAATTTGTACATCCCCAACAATCTTGTTTTGATTCTATACATCGACACTGTTTGTTTACACAAAAACCAATCCCACATACCTCACATACAAAAGTACACTCTTTTCGTAAAATCATACCCAATTTTCCTAAATTGTGTATGGACATTAAATCGTCATATCCTCCTATGAATTCGCCGTAAATAAAAATATACGGAACTGTAGCTTGCAATGTTTCCGTTTTAAGAGATTGATGGATATCTTCACCATCATCCATAGAAAGCAGATCGTAAAATACATATGTCTGTTTGTAATTTTTCGAAATTAATATCATTGCATTTTTACAAAACTTACATGTTGATTTTCCCACAATACAAATTTTATTCTGGTCAATCATAATATAAAAATCTGATATTTTATATTATTAAACTTGGCCTACTGACGTCAAATCACCCAAATTGATTTCTAATTTGCTCGGTTGAAGTTCATTTTGTACTAATGTATAATAAACGTCATCCGGACGCCGTTCCTCCGCCTCGACATACATAATTTCATATTGACTTCGTTGAATTGCTTGTGATAGTGGCATGATTTTATTATGTTGTATTTTTACAGCATCTTCAATATTGTTTTGTCTCAACATTTCTTTTACATTGTCCAATTCTTTATTTATGGTTAATTCTCGTTGTTCCATTGCTTCTTTCTTTGAACTACTGTAAAATAATTCATCATTCTCTGTTGTCAATTCTTCTAAATATTTATTGGCAGATTCATATGCGGTAATTTGCTTTTCAAACAATTCTTTTGCTTCTTTTTCACCCATATGACGAAACAATGCTGCCATTTTCTGTTGGATAATTTTTTCTTTCATTTCTCCTACATCATTTGTATAAGCAGTATAAACATCTTCTCTCGGTACAAATTGACCACGATTCAATATCATGTTCCATTTACAGGGAGGAGTACCTCCGCATCTAGCACTATATTTTTTATCTTTATTGGAAAAAACCATACCTACATCTTTTTGGCACCCATAACACTTTGGTAAAACATTTGTTTTCTTTGTTTTCTTTGTTTTCTTTGTATTTTGTACAGTTTGAATTTGATGAAGTTTATTTTCGTATTCTGACTTAATCCGAAAGTATACCAATAGAGCTTTTTTAAAATCATCCGAAACTATTTCCGATTGCTTTTTCAAATTTTGTTCCAAAATTTGTGGATAATTACCATCAATGATTGTTTCTGGTATGTTTTCTAATATCAATTGCGGATTCTCTTCACAGTAAAAAGTTTGTAACCTTGTTGCATTATCTAATTGAATGTTTCGTAATTCATTGTGATCACACTTCAAAATCAACAAACTTTTTGGTAGTCCTATTAGTTCTTGCAATTTATTGTAAGATATGTATAATTTTTCCAATTCTTTGCATGTAGACAAATCAATCTTATTGATAATATTATGACTTACATGTAAGTGTTTCATTGTAGAAGGTAATTTTTTCAATTCCTCCAACAAATTATTTTCACAATGGATTATTTCTATATTTTCAGGAATATTGGAAATGCTTGTTATTTGACCATCGTGCAATAAAATATGTCGTACCTTGTTAAATTTAAGTCGTGTTAATACATCTAAATTTAAATGTCCATGTAAACTGATGGTCACATTAATTTCACGCGTTATTTTCGGTATTTTTTCTAAATACGTTTCAAAATCTGCTTGAGCAGTATTTTCATCTAACGCTACTTTTCGCAGTGCATCTTTATCTATCAATTGATGATCTATAAATGACATATACTATACAACATGATTTTTGTTAAAGAGTTGTGTCGCTTTCTGTAAAAGGTAGATTCGTCATACTGCCTTCTTGATAATAATTTTGTTTTTGTTCCTTTAGTGATTTGATTTTCTCTAGAATTATTTGTTGATCCATAATTATTTTTGCTTTTTCTTCTTCCGGCGTTCTTTTCTTCGTAAAACACAAATAAAGAATAAACAATCCAATTGAAACAAAAGCAAACACAACAATTGCATTAAATGCATACGAATACATAGTAACACGTACATCATGGCACTGTTTCAAAGAGTTGTACAAAAACTGACCTGTAGTAGTGTCGATTAAACTGGGTAAATCATTATATTTCATCATCATTATGTAATATAAATTCATGTTTGAGACAAAACAAACAATACAAACGTATAAGATAATATAGCTAAAATAATGGCAATAAGCCAAATCGGTACCACTGTTTTATGTTTATATCCAACACCAAACGGTCTATATGCACCATTTGGTAAATAAGCAAAGGCTGGTTTTGTCATATGAAAACCACCAAACAGTAAAATAAATATTAAAATCGAAAATGGTACTTTATAGATTCTCAACATTTTCCTTGTGATAACACTGTTCATTCTTTATTATATGATGTAGCTAGATAAATCTACATTCGATCTTGTGCATTTTCTGCAATATCATATGCATCATCTTCATCATATCTTCCTAAAAATCCAATATCTTCATCGCTATCTTCTCCGAAAATATCATCCATTTCTCTATTGTTATCTTCATTTGGATTCACATCTATCTCATTTTCTTCATCAAAATCTCTAAATAAAAAGTCGTCCTCGGTTACATCTTCCGTATCCAACATTTTATCACGACGTGCCCCATATTTTTTAATCACTTTTGGATCTACGTAATATTCCCCTAAATGCAATTGTTTCAAAGTTTGTTCTGCACGTCTTGTTCGATGTTCTGATATTTGCTCAAATCGTTGCATCATTCGTTTTTTCTCTGCGTCTTCGAGTCTTTCCACATTATCTCGAATCTCTCCATAATTGGTAAACAATGATTTTTTATCGCGATTGAAATATTCTTGTGTATCTAACAACTTTTGAATAAATTTGTTTATTCGTATTTGAATAGATCCACGATCGGCGGCTTGATACTCTATTTCTTCTAAATCATTTTCATCGGCTTCTTGTTTTTCTTCTTCATTTTGCACATGTTTAAAAATATCATCTAATACATTGTCATCTTCTGTAAGAGTAATAAAATAGTAAAAAATGAAATGTAAACAGAACAAAAAGTAGCGTCTATACAAAGATTCTCGATCTGATGGGAAGAATCCATGATATTTTGATAAAAAACGGTACATTTTACGAAGGTCAACCGACGCTTTTCTCATAAACGGTGTCAGAAGAGCGTCGTTTTTAAATTCAATTAAATAATCATATTTTTTTTGTAACACACCCTTCAAGTGAATTGCATCATGATCCATCAGTAAAGGATATTTATGTTCCACTACTTCATTCCCATCAATAATATATGCAGGAACAATTGTACATAAATAATACAAATAATTTTTTACAAACATTCCGAGAGATACATAAGGAATATCTTTGTCCCAATTATTCAATTGTGTCAATGTTTTTTTGATTACATCTTTTCGGATCCGTAAATTCTGCATAAACATTTGTATGCTTTTTTGCATATTCTCGATTTCACTTTGCAAATGATTTTCTAAATCATTTAGCAATTTCGATGATAATTCTTCAGGATCTATTTTGGATTCATCGGATTCATCATCATTTCCTAAAGATTCACGATTTGCGTATTTTTCAAAATGAACCGAAAAATTTTCCATTTTTGTATCATTCATTTCAGTTTTCATTTGTTCTAAAGAATCAATTATTGTATCGTGATATGAGATTTGTATATGAGGTGACATTGTCACTGCATTCTCACGGTATACCTGTGTCATCATAGAATTAAATTTACTTAAATTCAAGGTTTTGCCTTTTTCTTTCATAAAATGGATTTTTTCCTCAATAGATCCATTGATGTCATACTCTTCAAACTTTTCTGAAATTAGATTCTCTAAAAATGCAGGGATTGGTTTTATTGTCGAATCTAAACAACAATAATGAATCATTGTTCGATACATCAATTCTTCTGAGTATTGGCAAAATATTACGTTTTGATTTTTGTTTTCAGATTCTACTTCTTTTTGTTCTAAATGTAAAAATGGAGAACGTAAATATAATTTGATTTTAGAATAGCCAGCTCCCAATTTATTTGCCGAATTGATATAGGATGTAATTCTCGCATCTTCGTTTTCAAAATATCGGATTGGGTTTCTTTCTTTCCCCAATTCATTACAACAAGCATTTTCTAACCAAGGGGTTTTTCCATATTTTCCCAACAAACTTTCTTTTTCACGTACAACATCATTGATTAATTCTGCTGTACCCAATGAAAATGATAGAATTTTAGAGAAAAACATTCCTAAATATTTCCATTGATCTGAATTTCCATTCTTTAGGCATTTTTTCAATTCTTCATTTACACCCTTTTCTATATTGCGCAAAGGCACTTTGTCATTCGTAATATTTGTTCTACTCATAGGGGGTAAGAAATGTAACCATTTATGTGCAATATCTAATTCTGCTGGTATTTCGTCTATATTTACTTTCAAATATTCTCGTTTGTCTTTCAATAAATGCTGCACTTTATCGTGTTTCAATACAGTATCAAACATACTTTTCAATCTTTTTTCCATATCCCCCTTTCCTTTTGTAATGGTACTCCATGGCAATGTGGAACGATCACCTTGCATTTTTCGCAGTATACATGAAACATATTCAATTGTTCCTTCGTTACCAGCATCCTCGTTCAAAGGGTAACCATCCAGAATTTTCTTACAATTGCCAAACGTTCGTGTCGGTACAAATGGAGGAACCAAACATTGAACCGCAAGAATTACACAACATACCACTACATCTAATGTACGTGATTTCTCATATATATCATACGAAGTGTATTTACCATTCTTATGTTTATTTTGCATATATTCGTCATACTTTTTTTTCCCCATAAACATTCCTTTCTGTGAAACAAATTCTATACAAAGATCCATCGTCGTATCTTCTATTCTCTCAACCCCAATGTACAAATTTTGACAGATACCTACTATAACATTATACATCATACGATACTTCACATTACCATATTTACGTTTACCTGTGTTATCCACTTCATAATGTGTGTTTACAGTTTCTTCTACTTCCCATGTATCTTTTTCATCAAGATCTCCCATAATTTCTGCACCTACATCTTCAAAATCAATGTCTTCTAGAATATATCCTCCATGTGTGATAACAAACCGACCGTCTTCACGTTTTATAAACTTCTCTTTGATTAATCTTGAAAACACTCTCGTATATTCGTTTTCTTCAAAACCGACCGCCAGATCATATAACGATTTGGGTAATAATTGTACAGAATGGGTACTGTCTTTACAGTATTTCCAATTTGGATCTTCATTCGAATAAGAATCTCTACAATACGTCTTACCAAATGACATAATATCGTACTGCTTCGACTCAAAACTCCGTGATTTATGTAAAATATTAGATAGTATAGATTCATTCGGCGAAGGAATAGATTCGGAAACATATGCCTGATTGCCTATTTTTGCGTAATAATGGTCAATTTCTGTACGTTTACGTTCATTCAGTGTAATACGTAATTTCAGATCTCTCTCAAGTTGTTGTATTTTTTTATTTATATTCGACGTAATAACTTCCATTGTTTCGCCATATGAATTCTTGAATATGCTCTGATTTATGTTACCGACGACATATTCTTTTTGTTCTTTTAATGCGCAAGTCAATTCTTTTGGTTTCACAAAAGACGAATCATCTACGTCTTTATCGTACACCCATACATGATTGACACGTTTGAAATACTTTTTGATTTTACGAACTTTTGATTCTATAGTGATTTGTTCCTTTTCATCTTCTGTAAAAGAACATTCTTCTATTCCTGGAGGTAATTGTGGTTGGATCTCTAATAATGCATAATCACTCTCTTGTACTAATTTATAACCCTGTAGTAATTCTTCTGTCAATATTTTTGTATTTTCGAGAGAACAACCATAATCTTCGGATAATTTTTGTTCTAAAAAATCCAAAAACATTTCTGGTGTATATTTGCTTCGTTCTCTCCTATATTTATCAAGTACTTCGTAATTATTTTCATCACAATCCTTATCGTATTGTAAATCGCGTTTGTCATTGTCTTCTTGCATTTCTCTCAATGATTTATATTTCTTTGAAATCGTTTTTCGAGTCGCATCATAAAAATGTTTCGATTCAACGTAAGGTTCTACCATATTCATGGGACTAATAAGATCCTTATTTAGATACAACATCCATATCATGAATGTTGTGGCATCATCTTTGTTGGAAATGTGAGAAATAAAGTTTTCTTTTTCTTCATCGATTCCATACATTCTTTTAAAATTCTTCATTTGTACAAATTGTTCAAGGAAGTATTTTTTCAAAAAAGGTAAATAAATTTCAGATAATTTAGCAGAAGGATCTTGATATTTCTGTACTGCATAATTTCCATAATTTTCTTTTTGTTTCAAAAAATCCATTTTATAATTCTCTGTATTACGATGAATATGTGAACCTATTTTCTGTAATGACGTAAACGACAACCCATCTATGAACACATTATAAGGAGAGAATGGTAGTAAATAATCGTTTATATTATATTTGTTTGCATTGCTAGCATAATAATGATCAATAATAGAAAACGTATTTGGAATTAATTTTTGTAAGTACGCATTATAAAGTGGATGTGAGAGCGATTGATCATGTACAGTGTTATGTTCAGCATCAAGTACAATTTCTTGTGTATCAGATTCTAATGGAAAAACATTATTTGTTTCATTTTGAAGTAAAACAGATTTTTTTGTAGTTCGTACATGTTTCATAATATCATAGAAGTAAGGCGAAGTGTATTTCGTTTTACCCAAAATATTCGAATGTAAATAAGTATCTCTCGAAAGAACGCTTTCTGGTAACATTAACATAGATTGTAATTGAATTTTGTCGTTATTCATTAACAATTGCATCTCTGATTCGCCTTTATTAATAAAATGGGAGTAGTATATGGGTCCATTGAAGCGTTTCATATTGTATTTTTTTCGTAATAATACACTTGATTCTTCATCGTTTCCGTATACAGAACTACTCAGAAGAGTATCATTTGATCCCAAAAAGAAATCTACATCTTCTGAAACATTTACATTCCTCGCAATCGGTTCTAATACCGTCTCAGGAAAAATGGAAAATGGTGTATAAAAACGACTTCCTAATAGATTATACATGTGTGCATATTTTACTTCATCACTAGTAGCCGTATTATTCCAAAATAATTCCTGCCCTGTTCTAATTTCTTCATGAATGAGAGAATGAATATCGTAAGGCACTACATCATTTGGCATTTCATTGAAATCATTATAAATACGGTTGGCTACATTTACTACTGGTTTCAACCAATTTATATTTCCTTTGAGATTATACATATGTTCAACTAGAGGCTTATAGTTCTTTTTGTCTCTTTTTCTGAATCCATTGATTTGATCATATTGGTTCTTGGTTGATAGTGTATCTCTCAATTCCTTGTATCTATTTAGGTGAATATAAATATGACGCATTGCTTCTTTAGTTCTTTTTGAATCAGGTAATGTAGACAAAAAATCATCCATCAAGAAATTCAATTGAGCATCAATACCAAAAGTAACCGTTTCAATTTCTCCATCGTATTCATCTTGCGGTGTTTCACTGCTATTTTTTTTATATTCTTCGTGTAATTGTGTTTTATATCCTTCATCAATTTGTACATCTACAGGCATATCTAAAATCATTTCTCCTTGATCATTGAATTCTGTAAATACATCTTCTGGTTCTTCTTCCTCTTCTGTAGATGGTTCTTCTGAAATCGTTCGATAAGAGGTAGGCTGTTTACAGAAGCAAATTTTGGTCAATGGTATATGCTTAGGTATACCTTTGTATCCAAAGTCAATATACAAAATATCACGCTCTGGAAATGTAGTCAACTCAATCATGTCTTCTTCTAATCGTGTAACCTGAGCAATAATAACAGTACGAACATCTCGATTAAATTCTAGATCTACCCATGTATTTTGCAATAAACCATTTTGTCGTGCAAACCCCTTATGTACACTTCTATTCAATAATACAATATTGTCAACAGAAGAATCAATTATTTTACCATTCTTTAGTGAAATCGAAAAAGTGTCCATCGATTGAATATTTACGAATTCTATCATTTCACTTGGATCGTAATAATGAATATAAAATGTTTTTTCGTTGATTTTTGCATCATTTTCCGCAATTAGTTTTACAATATCACCTAACTGTAAATGATCTACCATAATAAATTGTATATTGTATCTATATATTTCTTTTAGTCATTTCCTAAAACAAATATTTTATCATATATGTTCAATAGCGTTTTTAAATAATCGTTTACTATTATATATTATATAATGGCATCCATTGTAAAAATATTTCTTGATTATTTGAATCCGCGCAAATTCTATTTATGGATATTCTTATTGATTTTAATGTTATTAGTAGGAGGATATTTCGTATACAACCGAAATTACAACAGCTTAAAAAACAGTGCAGAAACAAAGAATATACCTAATTCTGGAACTTCGAGCGATATTCGAATCATGTTTTTTACAGCAGATTGGTGTCCTCACTGTAAACAAGCTAAAACTCCTTGGAACGATTTCAAAGCTGGATATCACAACAAAAGAATTAATGATATCCAAATTTCATGCATTGAATACAACATGACTGAAAAAGATACGGATGACCCTAAATACCAAGAATATCATATTGCAAAAGGTATGGGGGATAAATACAAAGTTGATGGTTTCCCTACTATCAAAATGTTGAGAGGGAGTCAGGTTATTGACTATGATGCAAAGATTACTAGTTTTGCCTTGGAAAAGTTTGTCGAAAATATGATATGATTTCATCAATAAAAATTAATTCACATTCAGCCAATCTTTTGCAGTTTGATTTCCACATTTAATTAAATTTATTCGTACTTCTTTGGACTCAAATGATTCTAAAATGCGCAATGGTTGACAGTCACATACTGCCGGAATTTGGCATTTGACTTTCTTTTCGTCTTCATGATGGGGATGTTTTACAATCGTCAATAATTTCATAAAAAATGACCATGTATATTCAATCAATCGATAACTCGTTGATGGATTCATAAAAGGGGTGGTCATACGCAATTCTTTGTTTTCTTTATTATTGCTATCGTGATAAATTCCTAAAATAGTGTCAGGATCATGTCCATCTTGCAAACATTGATACAATGGATAATTTTTCAATACACCCCCATCAATATAGTAATGGTTATCGGCAAAAAAAGGATCAAATAACAAAGGTAAACAACTAGATGCATATACTGCATCTATCAATTTCCAATGAGGGTGTGTCTTGTACGAAACATCGACCAGTTTTAATTGAGTATATTCAGTTGTATAAAAATGGATTTCTTTTTTTGTTATTTGATAAAAATCCTGTAAAGACACTTCGGTGGAAATATCTTTACCTAACAACATGGGTTGTAATGTTTTGACTAGAGTGTCTCTTGAAAACATCCCCCCTTCTTGTATTGCTCTTACGATAATATGAAAATCCACTTTGTATAGTTCTTGCCAAGGTCTATCCACAAGAAAGACTTCGATGTCTTCTAATGGATATTGCAAACATAGATATACTGCTACAATCGTACCGACAGATGTACTGTAAATAGTTTCGATGTTATCCATATCAAAGAATCCTCTTTCGATTAGTTCTCTCAAAATACCAAAAAAAACATAACCTGTATTGGATCCTCCAGAAAGTACTAAATGTTTAATCATATTTTAATAACATAGAATTACTTTTATATTTTTGACACAGCTCTTTTTGTTATATTTAATATTTGACACATATATAGATGAATCATCTAAAAACATTTATTAGATCTTATCACAGTTATATTATTGATCATTACGAAAATCCAAGAAACGTAGGATCTTTTCAAAAGCACATTCAACACGTTGGTACAGGTTTAGTAGGTGCCCCTGCATGCGGTGACGTTATCAAATTACAAATACAAGTAGAAAACGATACTATTGTAGAAGCAAAAATTAAAACATTCGGTTGCGGAAGTGCAATCGCATCTAGTTCTTATGCTACTGAATATGTAAAGGGGAAAACATTGAGCGATGTATTAAAGATTACGAATAAAGAAGTGGCCAGTCACTTGAAATTACCTCCTGTAAAACTACATTGCTCGATGCTTGCAGAGGATGCAATCAAAAGTGCGGTAAAAGATTATCAAAAAAAATATAAGTAAATATAATATGTACGGAGTTTTTATTGTTTTATTTTTATTAGTCGGTTTATGGTACTACACAGTTTACGTGAGAGACCGTTCATGGTGCAACGCATCTATACATAATCCAGCCGAATTTCAAGAAATTCTTACAAAATATGGTGTAGCCATTATTCCAAATGTTTTTCAAGAAAATGAAGTAGATGAGCTTCGTAAAATTACAAAAGATATAGATTCAAATGAATATGGCAATATAAACACTCCGAAAAAACGTAAAGACAAAATAATACCGATTGATCATGTTAAGTCCAAACTACAGCTACTTTACCAAAAAAATCCGTTATTTTGGAAAAACGTTTTTCCCAATTACCAAATTACAGAATGTTCTTTACTGACATCGTATCCAAAAGCGTGTGGACAACCGTGGCACATGGACACAGAATATCAAGAAAACAATGGCGATTTGATTAGTATTGGGGTTACCTTAGACACAGTAGAAGAAAATATGGGACCATTGGAAGTATTTCCAGGGTCACATAAAACGGTCTTATATAAAAACGACATATTAGACAGTATTCTCGAACCGCTTGGGGATCACATCCCTTTTTTACAGGAGGCGATTACGTATATAAAATTCCGGTTATGGGGTTTTTATCCTGAAAAATGCATGTGTCCGAAAGGTTCTTTAGTGTTTTGGTCGTCACAAGTCATGCATCGTGGATCCGCGAATACCAGTAAAAAAGAACGTCCTGTTTTTTATTTTTCTTTATTAGAACCAAACAAACATCGACCGGATGGTGCAACCTATTCTCTTAGTTCAAATGATAATAAACAGAGAATCATTTACAACCATACCTTTTAACAATCTTTTTTAAACATATTTTGTAATAATTTTGTGGAAGCGTATGTACCGAAAACCATCCACATTGAAACAATTTGTTTCGATCCTGTGTATATGATCCAACTGATTCCTTGACAATATGGACTGGATACATAAAACACGGATAAAAATATATCATACCAATTACTTCCTACGCAGTATCTCACGTAAATATGAGAAGCAACAAAATGTAACAATATCCATAATAAATACGCATTACATGCACATGTAACAAAAATGGCGACATCTATAAATTGTTGTCTCATAGTCATAGTTATATTTATATAGTCTATTCGTATTTACAAATTTTCAATTTTATATTTTATATTTTATATTTTATATTTTATATTTGAAATATAAAATTGTATTTTATCATTATAGGATGTCTTGTTTTTTATATGTAAATGATGAAGAAAGTTCAGGGAAAGTTAATATTGATGAACTTTTTGAAAATAAAAAAAGCCGAAACTTAAAACAATTAGCGATTTTTAACAAATTGTTAAACAGAATTCACAATCGCATTAGAATAACTGGTAGAAATAAACGCAACGAACAACACATTTGGTTTACAGTGCCTGAATATATTTTTGGAGAAGCCATTTATGATAAAGGGGATTGCATTGCATATTTAGTAAATAAATTGCAAGATAACGGATTTTTAGTAAAATATATCCACCCCAATACATTATTTGTTGGATGGTCCAATTGGGTTCCACAATACATTCGATCCGAATTTAAGAAAAAAACAGGTAAACTGATGAATGAAAAAGGGATTATTACGGATCCAGAAAAAGAAGAGCAAGAAGAAGATATAAATAATTCGCTGTTTAATCAAGGTGGTAATGCTACTGTAAAAAAAGACGATAAACAATATAAACCTATCGACAAATATAAACCGACCGGTAGGTTTGTGTATAATCCAGACATTTTAGAGAAAATAGAAAAGAAAGTTCAATTTTAATTGAAATCTTTATTTAATATATAGATGGGACCAAGTAAAGGGCCAGGTTCAAATACACCTAAAGAAAGATCAGGTGTAATAACACCTGATAAAAATAAAGACAGAGCACGAAAACCTTATGGGCCATATGGAAGATGGGCAAGTCAGTTAAAACGAGCGGACGCAGATAAAAAAAAGTACAGATCATCTGCATTAAACATAAGAAATTCAGTAAATGATTTGACAAGAAATTCGTCAGTGAGAAGCACGATTAAAAGATTGAAATCGGCTTCTGCAATGATGAATTTGGATAACGTATTTGGTAAAGGGAAAAAAGGAGGTAGAAGAAGTAGAAAACAAAGAGGAACACGACGAGCAAAACGGACGCCACGTAAATAATTTCTTGCGATTCACAATATATTTTCAACATATAGTGTTAACTATTTTGATGGTGGGTTAATTATTTCTTCCAGTGATTTGTTTTTACATTTTGTGTTGTCCTCTGTTTTATTTTGGTATACTGCATAATATATTGTTTCCATTTCTCTTGTTTTTAATGCATTATTTACTGTTGTTTGTAGTTCTTTATTAAAATTACCATCCAAGAATATTACCTGTAAATGGTCTTTTAATTTGTCTGCAAGCAATTGTTCAAACACTTTTCCGACAACGCAATCGAGGATTTTGGTAATCATTGCCAGTTTTTCTGCCCCTATTAATTCATCTCCTAATTCTTGGATTTTTTCTTGAAATTGTTTCAACCATTCTGGTGGGTATGTTACTAAATCGTCGTAAAGTTCTCTACGAAATTCTTCTGTTTTCTGTAATGCATTTTTGGCATCAGTTTTTAGGGCAGACATACAATCTTTTGACATGAAATTAGATAGATTTTCTATTTGCTGTTCATTTCCACCGTACATATTCATGGTTTTAGAATTGTTTTGGAATTCCATTCTTTTTCCTGGATCTATGTATCGTTGGCTTAATTTGTCTAATTTTTGTGCAGCAATGCCTTTCATTTCATCTCCAATCGCAGTTTTTTGTATATTCATATACTGATTCGCCATGTCTTTATTGTCACCAATATTATTTCCATCAAAACTATTTCCATCAAAACTATTTCCATCAAAACTATTACCAGGCATAAACTGTCCTGCGAGATTATTTACTTTGTTTTCACCTAAACCTTGCATTATACCCATCGCAAGTGGGAGAAACCCTCCTTTTTGTGTTTTTCGGAGCCTTTTCTTTTTATTGTTCTTTCGTTTGTACGTTTTTCTTCCACCTTCTATTTCTAGATTTTTGTCTGTTCCTTCGAGTTGTTTTCGTTTAATTTCTTCTTGTATAATAATATAATTAATATCTTTCTCTGTCAAATACACAGCAGAAGCATTTCCAATGAGCCCTTTCACTACAAGTTTTTTTTCGCGGAATTTTTGGATCGTTTCTATCATTGCATTTTCTAAACCTTTGGCGATTTCGACGATTTTTCTCTTGAACAAGGTCGACATGAGTGTTTTTACGTTGAATTCTATTAATTCTGCCACGTCAAATGCTGCTTTTTTTGCTGCCATTACTTGCGCCATTTTTATATAATAATATATAAAAATATTTACAATACACCGTGATAAGCGTTTGAAGCAATGCTACTTACAGAGCTTCCTAATTTTTTCACACCACGTGTTAGTTTTTGTGTACCTCGTTTCGCTTGTCTATAACCTTGTTTTGCAGTATTTTTCACTGAATTATCATTTCAGATGCACCTTTATCTAATTTAGCGATTCCAGTTCTTCCGTCTTTAAATTGTACATGCATTAATTCTTTCGCTAAATCAGCAGAATCAGCATCGGTGATATAATTTTTTATGTCTTCTTTCATCCCTTCTTGAATCTTTTTTGTGTTTCTCTCAAATATTTCTCGCAACATATCATCTAGGGATTCATCCATTTGTTGTTTCGCATCTTCTAAGGCAGCCATGGATTGACCCCCTCCATTGTCTTCCATTGCTTTTCGAATAACTCGTTCCATCATTTGCGGTGATAAAAATTGATACAACATAGCGCTCGCTTTACTATCAGATTCTAATTCACGTTGATATATAGTAAGCACATTCCATTCTAATTCTTTATCAGGATCATATGCATCTGCGGTATCGTTTTGTGTCGAAACTTTTATTCCCTTGACGCATGGTATTTCTGGTTTTGAAAAAACAATGGAAGAATTCCAGTCCACTTTATCCAATGCTTTATTGAGCGCAAACATCATCGGTGTCTCAAACATGCATTGTACTTGACACCCTAGCGACATCGATTTCGTATCTGCATTTAGATCTACAGATTCTGCGGTCATTGTACCTTTCATTATTTGATTTCTCTCATCTTCATTAAATAGTTCTGGATTATCAATCGATTCTTTCTTCGTTGTATCGCTTCTTTTCTTAATCTTTCCGTACCTGATTACCATTTCTTTTTGTTCTTCGGTTAAATCAGGGCCAATCTTATTAAACACATTTTCTGCGAACGTATTTTCTATGGCCGATTTGACCAAACTGTCTATGGGTCCACTATTTGTGTATGAATTGGCCGCATTTTCTATGGCCGCAAAATCTTCGGATGTTAAAACGTTTATTTGTGCCATTTGTTTTTCATTAAACATTCCTTCCATTGATTTTAAAAAATTATCAGTTTCCTGTTTTTCTCTTTCATATTTTTGAAGAATCTTCTTTTTTTCTTCGGTTTGTTGTGCAGCGACTTTCAATTGCTCAGACGATGTAAATGTTTTTTCATTTAATTTCCCTGTAAAAAAATCATCTATTTCACGTGTAGTGAATTTATTATTGTACATGTCAGATGTTATTTCTTTTTTCTGTTTTTCTTTTTCTTCTCGTTCGTTTTTATTTTTCGTAGACATTTTGTCATATTTGTCATATTTGTCTTTTTTGGCCTTATTTTTTTCTAACCATATCAGTTTACTTCCAACTTGATCTTTCTTATTTTCTGCAGTTTGGTCTGCGTTTATTTCTTTGTCTCCTGCTGGTGTACTAGCATCTTTTTGTTCTTCTTGTTTTTTCCTAGCTTTTGCAGTTTCTTCACTTTCGATAACCCTTTCTTTGCAGTTTAAAACCCACTTTTTCTTTTTCGAAACCTTACTATCATCCGATAGTTCTTTGCATTCCAACAGTTTTTTGAACAACATTTTCATGATGTTTTCGATCAATATGGAGAAGGTTTGCGCCAATGCATTAAAATGGCCATATGCCATCGGTTCTACCAATTCCCCTATACTACTTCCTACGGTTCCATTAACCAAATCAGTAAAGTTTTCACGCATTACAGGAGTACGTTTACTACCAGGTGCATCAATAGAAGGAGGGTCATCACATCCATTACCGTCACAAGGCTGCATTTCTTCACCAAATTTTTCTTTAAATTCTCTTTGTTTTTGTAGTTCAGCTTCTTTTTGTTTTTCAAATTCCCCCATTTTTTTTTCATAATTTTGTTTGGTTTCCTCGTTTTTTTGATAATACTGAGAGTCTTTACCCATTGTCTTTTTATCAAATCCACTAAACGGTACTGCACTATTTGCGGCGTTCATGGCAGTAGGATAACCTCCATCGATTTGTTTAATTGTTTGCCTTTTATTTTTGGAAAATACTTTAGCACGTTTTTCAATTTTTTTCCGTGATTTTTTTTTCATTTTTTTGTTGTTTCTACTACTCATCTATAAAATACAATTATAAATAAAATTGAAAATATTATTTTATATGTGTTCAATACATCAATCACAAAATCTATTTTCAAGATATGACAGATATAGTAGCACATCCACTTACCAGTACCAGAACAAAGAAAGTAAAAAAGTCACTAAACTTACGAGATAAAGCAAAGTTATGGGCAATTTACGATGCAGAGAACCAAACCGAAACGTCAGATACTCCAGATCGTATTGAAGAAACAGAATTTTGCATAAAATGTCATCAATTGATGATATATTCAGAAGAAGGGTTTCCGACATGTCCAAGCAAAGAATGTGGTTATATGAATCAATATACTTTAGATTATTCTCCAGAATGGCGTTATTTTGCAGGCGAAGGTAAAACAAACAACCCAGATACGACGCGTTGTGGAAATCCAATCGATCCCCTTTTAGAAGAATCTTCATATGCATGTAAAATCTTTTGTAATTCTACAGCATCAGCTGAAATGAAAAATCTCCGAAGATGGAGTAGATGGCAATCCATGCCTCATAAAGAAAAAATGCTTCATGAAGAATTTACTCTAATTGGTACGTATGCGAATAATGCAGGTCTTCCAAAAATATTTATTGAACATGCAAAAGTAATTTACAAAGATCTGTATGAACAAAGAACATTTCGTGGAATGAAACGCGATGCTATGCGAGCGGCATGTATATGGATTGCATGTTGGCGAAACGGATGTCCTCGAACTCCCAATGAAATCGCCGACATTTTTCACATTGATAAGAATAGTGCGTCTTTAGGGTGTTCATCTGCAGAAGAATTGCTTCAAAGTCATGAGCGAACAATGAACGATAAAGATAAATTACATTTTTGTACGTTGAAACCAAGCACATTCATTGAAAGATTTGCAAGTAAATTAGATCTAAATACGGAACAAAATTTATTGGCAAAATTTATTGCTTTTCAAGTTGAAAAAAAACAATTGATACCAGATAATCGTCCACAAGCGATTTCGGCAGGTATTTTGTACTTTGTTTCAGTACATTGTAATCTATCATATTCAAAACAAGATATAAAAAACAAATTAGGCGATGAAGCCAGTGAAGTGACTATAAACAAATGTTTTAAAAAACTAAACGACCATAAAGAAGAATTATTGCCGTCTTGGGTATCGAAGAGATACAAATAAATATTTAGGAAATATAATGATAGTATATAATTTTTATGAGCAATTGTCCAGCACAGCCACCATATATGTATCCAATGTATCATCCTATACCACCTTACCCCAGACGTTCAAAGAGAAGACAAAAATGTCAAGAATTATCGTCTGATGATGAAGATGATAATTGTTCAAATCAAAGCATGTATCCGCCAATGCCAATGCATCACAACATGTATCCGCCAATGTATCATCATATGTATCCACATATGAATCCACATATGAATCCACATATGAATCCACATATGAATCCACATATGAATCCACATATGAATCCTTACACTGCTCCCCATTTTCATCAACATCCATCATTTTTTCATTCTACAGAGAATACAACTCCATCAGCCGAAGAAGAAATTCCAACAAATCATTTACATTCTGGAAATATTGTTCGATTGGACGATCCGTTCGGTCCACCTGTATACGATGCCCATTTATTCAATACAGAAAACAATGGAAAACCAACCGAAGATGATTGTGATTCCGTTCCTTTAGATGTAAATGAAAGTGTTTTCCATCCACCACATCATGATGAAGAGTCTATGTGCGATCCACATGAACTAGAAGATAGTGTACCATGTCATACACATTTAGAACCATGTCATACACATTTAGAACCATGTCAGGAATATTGTGATGCAGAAGAGGATCCCTATAAAGAAAAGTATGTATTGCGGTTACCAAAAAATAGTAGATGTCGTCCATTTGTATATAAATAAATATCAATGTTAATATAATGAATACTCCAGAAATTGTATTTATTATACCTTATCGAGATAGAGATTTACAGCAGCAATTTTTTCGTAGACACATGAAATATATTTTAGAAGATTTAGAACCGTCTACCTTTGATATGTACTTTCTACATCAAAATGATAACCGTACTTTCAATCGTGGAGCCATGAAAAATATTGGATTTATTGCCATCAAAGAGAAGTATCCAAACACGTACAAAAATATTACTTTTGTATTCAATGATATTGATACTATGCCATTGGTTAAAAATTTCTTTCTTTATGAAACAAAAAAGGGGGTTATAAAACACTTTTATGGATTCAAATATACATTAGGAGGAATTGTGTCTGTAAACGGAGAAGACTTTGAAACAATGGACGGTTTTCCTAATTTTTGGTCATGGGGATACGAAGACAACGAGCTTCAGCGTAGAGCAGATTTGTGTAAAATTACTATAGATCGTAGTTGCCTTTATCCCATATTACATAGCAATATAATACATTTACAAGATGGATCTAAACGATACGTAAATGAGAAAGAAATGACTCGTTATAAGTGGAAAACTACAGAAGGCATCAAAGACATAGACGAATTGAACTATTCTTATAATTCTGATAATTCTGATAATTCTGATACAATCGATGTAAATTATTTTGAAACCGCGGTAAGTGAATTACCCACTAAACTAACGGAGATGGGAAAGAAACAAGTTACCAGATTAAGGATGAATATGAATCTATAGTAGTTACAATAAAGGTTTCGCTAATAACCATTTATACGTTACCCCATATTCATTGTCGTTTTCCCAAACACCAGAAATTTTCAAAACACATTGTGAATGAGACTGTAAAAATGTGGTTGACCCATTTATTTTTATTTTACCTTTTTGTAACTGCTTGTATAGTGAAACATTAGACGATTTTTTTTTATTCATGAAGCTTGCGTAATGTAACATGATTTGTGTTTCTAGTTTAAGAACAAAATCAATTAAGGCTCTATTAGAATGAAGATTTGGATCAAAATGCATGTAAAATGATTTTTCAGAAGTCGTCTCATAGAATGTATATTGTAATGGAAATGAAAATGTTAAACCATTCATTGTGAAGTGGGAATGTGTGTAAATTATTTTAGTAAAAATACCATCCATGATTAAATTTTTCTTGGTATCTAAATAATAAAAGAAATTGGAATCGTAATTATGTAAATCTAAACCCAAAATATTCATATCTTACCATAAATATAATTTTTGTTTTATCTTATTTTCAACAAAAGTTTTTTCATAGACTTAATGTATATGGAATCTAGTCAAGAAGGACGTTTAGGGTTAAAAACAAAAACAAATTTTAAATGGAAAGGAAAAACGTTTTCACAGGTTACGTCAGTTATTCAAAAGAACAAAGGAAATGATGAATTAAGCATTCATATGCTTTTTCGTCCATTGCCCAGTAAAATCTATCGAAAAGAAATTTCATCTGTGACCAATCCGCTAAAACATGTAAAAACCACAATCAATTCAATGGAAATTCCTGGAGGAAACATAGTCAATACATCAAGTACATTATGTAGTGGCAATGAAGGGACTGCAAATATTCATTACGAAGAAACAAAAACGGCACGTGCATGTAGCACTGGATGTGACGATTTACTTACTGAAAATCAACCGGAATATCGCAACAGTAAATACATCCAATCTTTATCACAGGCGGATAATGCAAGAAGACGTGTACGTAGTAGTGGTATGACAAGACCTCGTTATAATAACAATAAAAATGGGCGCTCAGAAAATTATGCATCTTCTGGGCAATATTTACACAGTCGAAATAAAACTTTCAAACAAAATCAGTTTTCTAATTTACGTATTGGTAACGAAAATGCAACACCTGGGTCTACTTCAAGTCAAGAAAATGAATATTCGTCTAATACGATTCAGTATTGTGATTCCAACTCGAGTTTGACAACATATGTGCCTGTTTATTATAAACCCAATAATTCAAAATTTGCACAACAAGGTGCGGTTGATTCTGGTTCACGTTTGTTACGGCTAAAGTATGATACAATTACACAAGGTGGAAACGCAATGCGCGAGGCATATGGACCACATACTGCCAATGCGCTGGCATATGGGGTGCCATCAAATGGTTATACAATAAAGGATAAGGTTGGTTATCCCAATAAATGCACGCCTATGTTTCCCAAAAGATGTAATAATGACAATAGTAATATTGTCAATGAGACAACATAAACACGTATATATTTGGTGTTTGATCCCAGTATAACTAGTGTGACGGAATTACAAACATACTGTAACGACAATGGTATTACTGTTAATTATAATGGTATCTCAGACTTCAATAGTTCAGCAACCGACCGCCGTGATAATGCGATATACACTTGGGGTCCTACTGGTAGTGGAGGGGGTCGACGCTTCAATATCATTTACAGTACCATTTAATTGCAGCGTAATTAATTTTAAATATGGAGCTCAAAACCTATAACAGTACAGATACCGGCGTCACAACTGTAGCTAAATTATCGTCAAATTATGTATTAATTAAATACTTAAATGGAGTGACTATAAACAGTACCCTAGTTGCTGCGATTGGTTCACCAGATTTCAATCTTGTGTCTAGTGAAAACCCATAAAAAGAAATGAGTATTTCAAATTGGAACGAAGGTGAGAAAACTCGATTTGAAGAGTCAGGTGGCGGTATTATTTATATTTACTACATTGAATTCGTATCCACTTAACCATATTTTACATTGTGTTTTCGCGCCACTCTTTACATTTTTGTATATCAGATGATGTCGCGATAGTATAATCAACAAGTGGGTCTTCCATGCTAACCAACAATGACTGTAATTGTTCCAAACGAGGTTGACCTAAAATGGAGTTTACTTCTTCTAATTTCCCCCAAATAAAGATTGGAATATTCATTTGTAATATACGGTATATCTTTTTGTCATCAGGACATTGTAATAATGAATTATACATATTCAAAAATGTGTTGTACATTTTTTCACCTATGTTGTTATAAATAAAAGATTTACAAACAACATATTTTTCAGATGAAGTAATAGGGCATACTGTTGGTTTTAAAATAAATGTTTTTTCAAAAAAATGAGACAACAATGCCAATACATCTAACGATAATTTACTGAATGTATCTCCTAATTTTACAATACATGTACCTTTATGTTTCATTGTACAGAAAACCAAACAAAGTTGGAGAATTAAATCTATATTATTTTTGTATTCATCATCACTATTTACTTGACAAAACGCAGTGTCAAATTGTAATTTAGAATAAGAGACGAAATCTTCCGTCGTTGATGGCTGCTGAATAATAACATATTTGTCATTTATATTTTTTTTCCGAATATATTGCATTGCGTGTACAGTGTCATTATGAAAATGTATAGAATCTTGTTTTACAGTATCCAATGCCAAATTCATCAAATGGTACACTTCAAGTATTTCATAAAAAATAGTAGTATGATTATTAAACAATGATCGGTATGGATGTTTGTAATACAGTATTTCATTCCATTTGGGATGTTGTTCTGCATGATCATTCAATTGTTTCAAATATTTCGCTAGGGAGTTGGAATAACATTTCGTTTGTACAGAGGATGTATAAGATAATTTGCAGTGTAAATTTATCTGTATAGATGATCTTGGAAATAAATAGTATATCATAGTAGTAACACGTTTTTGATTGGAACAATTATTGGTTTTAACGTAGTATGGTTGATTTTTGTACATCTTGGTATAATATAAAAAAATGTATTTATATTTTACTTGTTTTGTTTTTTTTTCCATAAGTAGGTGACCATATCTTTTTGATCCATTAGAGGAAGGTGTGCCATTTTCTTCAATCGTTTTTCGGAAAAGGTATCATAAAATTTCTGCATTTCTGGATCATCAAATACCAATTTATCTATTGGAGAATAATTGTCTTCTTTAAGAGCGATTTTAATCAGTTTCACTTTCTTTCGTGTCTTATTTTTCGGTGCAGTTGTTTTCAACACAATGGGTACATCAGAATTAGTTTCTTCTACAGGTGGTTCAATTGCATATTCTTCATCCTCGTGTTCTTTTTCCCTTTCTGAAATCGTATTTTGCATTTGAGTCAATGTTGTTTTTGACAACTCTCTCATTTTTTTGAAAATAAAGTAGCGATTTAAAAAGGAAACCGTTTTTTCGTGAGAAGACATATATGCAGCCTCTCCGTAGTCTTTTTGCAATTCTGGATTTTTGTTGAAATCGTTTTGCATAACTTGCATAAAGCTTTTGAAAAGTCCAGACGAATGAGTCAATTTCATTTGATGTAGTTCTTCTTTTGGTAACAGTGTAAACCCATAATCTTCCATCAATCGTATAAAATACTCAAAATTCACTAAATATTCTGTAAATGTTTTACCAATACTTTCTTGATACACTTGTATGGGTAATCCAACAGATGTTTCATCTGCTTTGAATTCTTGTATCATAGAATTGTATTTTTTAGTAATTTCAAACATCTTTCGGCCTTTCTTGTTTATTTGAATGGATTCATCTTTACGGATCAATGTACCGTCACGATTTTTGTACAGAAACTTAAATATTTCTTCACCGTCAAAACAAGTACCAATAAAGTATCCATGTAATCTTGTGCACTCTGCTACATTTTGTAGAAATTTATGAAGTACGGTTGTGTTTTCGAAAAAGTAATGTAATGAAAATTGACACGAACTAATATGAAATCCTTCGCTAGCCATTCCGTGCGGAAATACATATTTCTTACTGTTTGTGTTTTTTCCATGTCCAAAAATAGATTGTATCAATTCCTTCTCCATATTACTCTTAAATGCCTTCCCTTCTGTACGGATATTTTCTCCACTGTTACCTTCTACAAAAAGAGCACGTAAACTAGAATGCTTATTTTTACTGCGGTGTCTTAAATAACGTATACATGCACCATTATAAGGATTTGTAATATTATCACCATGAATGTCAATTCCCAGTACAAATCGTATTTTCGAATGTACCCATTTCGCTAAATCCCCACCTTTCCCCACAGAAAAATCAATCAAATAAGGTTCTTGAATATGCGCAGATTTTCTAAGATAAGAAGAAAGTGTTTCTACAAGTTTTCGTTTTATGTAATTGTGATATTGTCTAAGACCAATTGCAGTCGAATCATTTTTATTGGTAATGTTGTAATATACAGTATCATTGATTTCAACACCAGGAAGTGTTTCTTTTCCAGTGATGATATCTTCAGTAACAGGATAATGAATAGAGTGCCAATTTGAATCGGCGGTTACATAACTGTTAAATTGTTTCTTTCCTTCCATAAGTGCTTGTGTTTTATCTTGTCTTACACGCAATGGTACCCATTTCCATGGCCCTTGTTTTGTATCATCGTCTTTTGCATATTGAAATTCTACTACCATATCACCGTCAAATACATCTCCTTCCAATGTTTTCATTCGCAGTTTGTTAGATTCGTCTTCATACAATGGAATGTAACATAAAAAGGCTTCTGGATCATATGGATCACTAGGTACAAATGGCATCGCTTCATATCCTCCTTCATTTTCTTGACCAATTAATTTTGTAAAATAATCGTTGTTATCGTACAATACATCATGAAATATATTCATATGCTTATCTTTGGATTTATCAAAACCAACATTCAAAATCAATGTTTTGTAAGGAGTCATTTTTGTCATCATTGTTTCACCATCATGTGCAATATACCTTACAAGATCTTGACCATCATTATCTTGTTTGATTTGAACCAAAAAGTCAATTGTATTGTAATGTGGTGGTTTCCATTTGAACGATTCTTTCCATGTAAATTTTTTTCCTAAAGGAAATGCTTCATTCGGTTTTGTACCACCTACTCCTGTATTCATTGGAGTGAAAATCAATCCATCGACTTCATAATCATAACGTTTGGATAAGATGTAGGAGGATGCCATATTTATTGTTTGTGTTTCTGTGCATTGTTCGAAATTCTTACAGTGAAACCGAAATTCACAAGATGTGTTTGATGTAACATACTCTAACTTGCACATTCCATGAAATTTCTGTAAAAGGGTCAACCTATATTTATCTTCCAATACACTGTCATCATCTGCGCTAAAAGGCAAATGCCTTACATGTGCATCTTTTTGCATTCCCCCAAAGTAATAAATATCAAAAGCGGCATATAGAAACAACACGTCTCGATTTGGTAATTTTCCTCGCATGATAAATTCACCATCTAACAAACTATCAAAACAATTTTTTTCCTTTGTAATACAACCTGTAAACATGACTTTCAAATTACTCGATATCATATATAACCTTCCAGTTTTAGAAACATATAATAACGATCTTTGTCCATCTGCTTTTTCGGTAACCGTATATTTGTTTTGTATGGATGTAGTAGATGACAACATATCTTCATTGTTTTGTACATTATCTAACTGTAAAGATACGGATTGCGGACCAATGAAATATGGATATGGTGATTTGGAAGTCAGCCATGAATCGCTATGAATACGACACATATATGCTTCAATAATTTGATCCTGTTCACTATAACATACAGGGAATGGAGTTTCTTGCAAACCACCTAACACAAACCGGATCGTTTTTTTAATCTCATTCATAAGTTCTTTGACGCCTTTATTAGAGGTAGAGCTATACATAGACATTTTCGAATTATCAAGTTCTATTTCTATTTCGTATACTGGTATTTCATTAAAAACACCAGCCTCTTGTACTGTAAGTGTTGGGATTGGCGAACCTCGTTTTTCTTTTTTCTTTCTAGATACTTTGTTTTTGCGATTTGTCTTAATAATACTCATATCTACAAATATCGGATACTCATCATGTCTAAATCTTACGCGGTTTATGTTTCTGAATGTTTTTTTAGACGATGGCCAATCGTATAGTGTTTTTGTAATGGGATGATACGTACTCGTTATTCTATAATCTTCTTCTTCTTGGTAAGAAACACGGAAATTGAAATCTTCATAGTCGACTCGTTCGAAAAATTTGTTGGTACTAGGGTTTTTGACCCCAACCTTTTTCGTGAATTTTGCATCGCGTTTCATATTCTGTAAATCATTATGTTCACAATAATACTGAATTAAATGGGATCCTTCGATTTCGGCTCTTATGTTAGAAGACACTAATTTTGCCCTTGCACCACCCCCTTTGGATGCATCTTTTGCCTCTTCGTTAGATAACTCTTTCTCTGCATCGTTTTTGTCTTTATCAATATGGGGTTTTTGTTGATTTCCTTGCATTAACCGTTCTGGTATAATTCGCAACATTTGGTTACCTTCCATATTTCTTGTGGCGGAAGTCCATCCGTTTGCCAATAAATTTTCGGCAACATTTTTGTAATCAACAATAGAAATCGGTTTCGCCACATTCTTATTTGTACCAAAACGTATTTCCAATTCTGGAGTTACATTTTGAGTATGTGTAGTATTTCGAACAGAATTGCAATTCACTAAATAATGTTCTACAATTTGTTCAAATCGATCATTTAAAAGTTTTGTTTCTTTAGACATGTTCCACGAAATATATATTATAACAAGAAAAAACTATATATATTCAATTTTATATTGAATTAAAGTTTACCATGCACAATGTACAACCACTTTTTCATAGAGTTCCGATTTCTTCATTCCGGTACTAGACATCCCTATTTTGAGGGCAATTGATTCCAAATCACACACTTTGTAATTCGAAATTGCCTTCAATGGTTTTTCATGACTTACTAATGCTAAAAAATTGTTTTTCAAGTGTTCTAAAGTGTATAATTGTTCTGCTATATCAACATTATATGTTGTATTTTTCTGTTGTGTGTTCCTGTAAAGAATAATGTTATCATACTGGTCTTGATTATCCAATGTATGTTGAATAAACGTTTTTTTATCAATATCTACTATGTAAATATTACAATTGTAAAATACATTAAACGCGCACAATGTAAACAAGTTTGTTTTTGGTTGAGTTAAAATATCTTCAACAATTTTACCACATGATACTTTCGATATTTTTGTTGGCATTTTTGTAGAAATATTGGCTGCGCCAAGTTTGAAAAAATAATTCGCAATTTCTTCTTTTTCTTTTATTTCAACGTTATTCATCCGCGAAACTCTTTCATATTCTTTTATACCGTGTTTCCCAACATATAACGACCAAAATAACGAATCTTGACACTTCTTTACTGTAAACAAAGAATCTTTTTTTACTGTAAAATGTCTATCTATTGTAGAAGATGATTCTTCCGTTTTTTCTTCCTTATCTTTTACAACCAGTTCGTAATTATCAATCATTTTGTCATTTGCAGTAATCATAAACGTTTCGATGTGTTCTACTGTCCATGGTATATGAGAATTGCAAATAACTGAAGTCCAATACATTTTTCCTTATGTATCAATTATAAATATTTTTATATATATTACTAAACTATATTAGTGTCTATTAATGTCATTAACTTCATTTTACAGTCATCTTTTTCTTTTTCTAATTTCTGCAAGTATATTTGTTGTTGATCCAAATAATCTAAATACTGTTGAATTTCGTCATGTGCGTCTTTTGGTATTGTAGATGTGTTGATCATAATTCCGTTTTTATTTGCATTTAATTTAACAGCGTTGTATTTTCTTAAAATCGATCCTATCACAATATGTTTGTCTTTATCCATCCTATGGATCTTTTCTAATGAAGTCATCGTGAATAAAGTATAAAAAAAAATGCTTTTATATTCTATTTTATTTTTCTTTTGGCATTAAATCACCTAATACCTCAATACAAGGATCATTGAGTTCAAATCGTGTACCTATAACTTTTATATCAATTTTATCGTCTTCTGCAATACTATTGAAATATTTATTTGTTCCAAAATGATCACGAATAACAAACACCGTAGCTGGTATATTATTTTCACTGTCTATCACATTTGCATGTATACCAGCTTTAGTTACACTCTTGACATGACATTGATGAATCCATGATCCTTCTGCTGGACTATATGTTTTACATTGAAAGACAACCGTAAACTCTATTTTGTCGAATTTCAATGTACCAATGCTATGCGAAATAATTTCAATGGTGTTTGGTTTGACAAACCCTTCTGAAATACATTTACTCCCAACATTTTTTTCCAATATTGTTTTCAAGTTTTCTTTGGTCATTCTCCCTCCAATTTGATTTGGCAACAAGGTTACCTTCATTTCTAACATATTTGTAATGTACAATGTGTCATTTGAAAACGTTTTCTTCTGATTATTTTTTCTTGTAGCCATGTGTAAATTATATTATATATTATATAATTTATATATTATTTTCAATTTTACGATTATTATTATTTTTATAATTTCAAATCATAAACATCTTTTGTTCCTACTTTAGATTTCACAATACTTAAATGTATAATATCAGTTGCGATTGCGTGTTCCAAATCTAAAAACCATGGTAATTTTTCATTATCTGATATATTACGTACTAACATCTCATAAATAAAACAAATATGATGTTTATTAACACGCAATTGTCTGTCTTTAATCATTATATATAACCAATCACTATGAGGTACTACATCGTAAACGGTATCTATTTTATCTGTTGGAATACCCATTATGTCCAATAACATACTGACCTTTTTACAGATAATTTCACGACTTGCTTGTTCACAAGTTGCCCCTAATGCATTGCGTTTTTGCAAAATGTTTTTCAACTTTAATCCATATCCATCCTTTTCCGCACTTTTCAGTAAAGCTATAAACCCACATAATGATTCTACTTCATCACTATTTTGAAACTCACGTCTTACCTTTTCCAATATTTTTTCACGTTTGTTAAATGTATTCAACCAAACGTTTGTATTTGGGTCGTCGCTTTCAACTACTTGTATATCTCTCCATTTTTCTTTCCATACCATTAACATATTTTGTTTTTCTTTTGTTAAACACAATACATAATAGTTATTATTGTTCGGTTTAAACATTTTACGTTTGAAATAACTGTAAATCACTTCGTCTGTAGATGTATAGGTATCCACAATATTATTTTCAAAATCACTTTCTTTGTTAAACATTCCTTTCACATAGATCATTCTTTCATCAAAACTACAAACGTCTAAGCTATGATATATGAAATATTGTAACATCTTGTTTTTGTCCATTCCATGTGCTGTAGTCAGTACATTCAAACACCGAATACCAACGTGAGATAGCTCTTTTGATTTCACTAATTTTTCGTTTTCAGAAGACGATATGTACCTGTAGATATCTTGTGTCCAGTATTTTACTAAATTTTCCATTTTCAATAAAAGCTCGTCAAACCCTTTCGTTGTTTTCGATTTTGATTTTATCAAGGTTCCAATTGCACTTACTTCAATTTCGTTAGTTTTCTTTTTATTAGAAGGCCCTATTTGAATGACATTCGAGCCTTGTGGTATTACTGGAACTTCATTCTCTTCTGGTAAATTTACAGTAACATATTTGGGTTTATAGTCTAAAGGTACGCTTCGTTCAAACAAAGAAGATTGTTTATTCACCAATTCATTTGGTTGAAACACATACAAATCATTTTTTTTAATCAGATATCCTAATTTATCTTTGTAAACAACCCATTCTTGTTTATTTTTCAAAAACATTGATAAAGAATAATAAATTTCTTCCATGGGATAAGGTTTAAACAATTGAATCTCTTTTAATAAATCTTCTAAAGAATAGAACAGTCGATCACGATACAATTCCCTTATTGTTTTTGAAATCCGATCATGATTCATACTTACATGATGAATGTTATACGTACTTTCATTTCGCGAAAGCTTATTTGACTTCGGTTTACAGCTATACTCACAATCCTCCATATAATCGCATTTACCTGAGAATGCTTTGTCTCCGACGGTGTATTTGATTTTCTTTTTTGTTGATAATTCTAACTCGATTTCAACATCCATTTTTTCCTCTGTAAAATTATTTTGATTTTGATTCAAAATACAATCTACTGCCGATTCTTTTAAAATTCTGGTTATTTTTCCTATTTGGATTGCCTTTTCTTCTGCAAAACGATACAAATACATGTCTGCACTTTCCAAATCGGTTGTATCCTGAGTTGCATGCATATATATTTCTACGTTTCGTTGAGACAATGGTAATTTGCAGTGACTTTTATTACGAACTGCTCTGCCAATCACTTGTTCTAGTCTACTCATATTGTACCACGGATCTAATATGTGTACTTGACGAATGTTTTTAAAATCCAAACCTTCACTTCCTGCCTCCGAAATCATGACCACTTTTACATGGCGACCATCTTTATTTTCCGAATCCGTTATTAATTCCAAGTCTTTCTCATTACTCTGAGAGTACGTTTTTGTTCCTGTAATCATTGCATATTTCGCAACATATTCTTCACCTTTTTTCTTTGGTTTCATCGTCAATGGATTTAAAGAGGGCTTTTTATTTTTCAATAAAGAACCAACATGTGATGAGTAACTATAACGAGAAAATCCCATTTCTTCGAGAGCCAGTGCCATTGGTATCAAACCACCATCAATATATCTGGAATATATCATAACAATACCAGTCGAATTTTGGATTGCATTACATATTGCGTGTATTTTACTGCTAAATTTTCCAATTTTATCCATGCTGAAAATCTCTCCGTGAAGTTCTTTAATTTCTGGTTTATATTCAAAATTAGTATATGTGTCGTATAATGCTGTAGATGTGTCATAATTCATTACACTTCGTAATCCATTTTTTCCATGTAAATCATCAAATGGTCCATTGAATGGTTCCGTAGAATTTGTTTTCAGGTATTCATCTAATGCTTGTGATGGATATGACATATTGAGAGAACTTATTGGTTTCAACAAATCATTAAAGTTGAATTTCGTTTTTTCGTTAAATTTATCGTTGATAGAATTCAAATTATGAATTAATGCATTGTATACTTTTGATTGATACTCTCCTATCTTATTTATGAATGTATTTTTCAACACGAATTTCTCTGGCTCATTTTCTATAGCTACACCATTAAATTGTTTTGTGGGAAACGGATAGCTTTCTAGAAGATGTTCTTTATTTGCAAAATCTTTAGGATAAATGCGATAAGGAAACGTATATGGGTTTTCACCTCGGACATATGATACATAACCATTTAACTTTCTTCGTAGTAAGTCTTCCCCACTTTCTTTAATTACAATTCCTTCTGCATTTTTTTGTTCATCCACAAAATCACCATCATTTTTAAAAACTTGTTTTATATCAATCACCGATCGTTTATCGTTTAAGTTCATCAAGTTTGTAATCCAAACGATTTCATCCGGTGTATTGTACATTGGAGTGGCAGATAATAACAAAAAACGAGTAAATTTACAATAACGCACAATTTGTAATAAAATTTTCGCAGTGACTTTTTTCGTATTCTCTTTACGTGCAATCATATTGTGAAATTCATCAATTACAATCAGTCTATGGTCGAACTTATCTCGCAGTTTTCGTATCACTTTATTTTTTTGTGTTTTTGTTGTCTCGTCATCTGTCGCTTTTATTGGTTCTAAATCCAGGATTTCTGGTATATCTTCTGTTGCATTTTCTAAAAACGTAGTATCTCTATTTTTACGCTTCAACTTACGCTTTAGATTTTTTACTTCCGAGTCACTATACAATGCAACTGAATCATACCCCATAAAACGGTAGTATTTTTTTATCAAAGCGTTGATTGACCTCACTACACGTTCACGTGGTATACTACCAATATCTGTCAAATTTATTTCTTTTAAAAGGGAATTGCCTACACAAGAATCTAAATTCCATGCACCATTATGTATGCGTTTCAACTTGGTAGGGTCAAATAATTGTGCATAAAAATTATCTTGTACATTTGGAGATGCAATTATCAATATTTTTTTTACAATCCCTGTTTGTTTCATATATTGACGCATTTCTTCTGTTATACCGATTGCACTACATGTCTTTCCTGTACCTAACTCATGATATAACATAAGGCTATTATACGGCGTATCTAACGACATAAAGTTTTTTACAAATTGCTGATGTGGTAGTAGTTCGAAATCACTTTCACATGCTGTTTTTGATTCTTCTTCGATATTTTTATTTATTTTTCCGTCATATTGATATTGATCAAATTCTTTTTTGGCTGCAATTCTTTCGTTGAAATCTTTCTCATTGATATCTGGATAGAGTGCATCATTACGTTTTTCTTCTGAATAATACTCTTTTTTTTCCTTTTCAAATAAAGTCTTGTTTGAAGAATCCGCTTCATCAATATTTAATATCTCTAATTGTTCTGTAATAGAATCCATACTTTCTTTGTTTTCTTCTTCTAATTCTTCCCTTTCAGGAGGGGTGTCATCCTTTTCCGGTTCTTCTTCTTTGTCTGGTTCTTCTTCTTTGTCTGGTTCTTCTTCTTTGTCTGATTCTTCTTCTTTGTCTGATTCTTCTTCTTTGTCTGGTTCTTCTTCTTTGTCTGGTTCTTCTTCTTTGTCTGATTCTTCTTCTTTGTCTGATTCTTCTTCTTTGTCTGGTTCTTTATCATTGATGCTCATTTTCGCTAAATCTTTAACGAGTTCATCTTCTTTTTTGTCATCTACAGTTAAACTATCGAACATGGAAGTTACTGATTTCATCATGTCGTCTTTTTTTTCCAATATTGTATCCATGAATGAAATTTCTACATCGTCTTCTTTAACTTCTAGCCCTTCTGGATTTGGGTCTTGAATAACTTGTGGTTTATTCGGTTCTTCTTCAACAAGCGGTTCTTCTTCAACAAGCGGTTCTGTCAATGCAACAACATTTTCAGTTTTTTTACGACCTTTCGTAGCTATACGCGCATCTTGTTTTGCTTTCTTTGCTTCCTCTTTTTGACGATTTTTTTCTAATTTAATACGCTCTTTCTCTTTTGCCAATTCTTGTCTAGCTAATTCTTTTTCAGCTTCCAAAATAACGACCGCTTCTTCTATTGGTAAACAATCATCACGACTTGCCACATACCATGTCCCTTTAGGACATCTTCTAGTTTTATTATTTTTAGGTTTTGCAACGGTTTGTTTTTTCGTTTTTTGCAAAGACGTTTCTTCCATTTATAATTAGCTTATATTATTTTTTGCCAACGAAAACAACAATGTTGAATTTAAACAATTATAAACATTGTGGATAACATTTTTTTTTTCTAAATTATAAGGCCGTATACATTTCATACACTCAGGCAAATTTTTCCAATCCATTTTACTTACTTCGCTTTTTTGAAAATTATTATTAGTCAAACTATCGTCGTATGGTATATACATCAAATAATATTTATGTCTGTACGAGTTGTAGTTTGATCCTGTAAAACTCTCTTCCATAGGGACAATGTTACGTATATTCTTTAACTTAGTAGAACAATAACCAGTTTCTTCTGTAAATTCACGGATTGCACAATCAAAATCACTCTCTAAAGAATTCCTTCGTCCTTTAGGAAATCCCCATTCCGGTTCTGTCCATAAGTGTTCAGTATTGCTTTCAATCAAAAGATCTCTCAAATCATATGTGACACCTTGGTAAGTAGTACCATTTATAAGATGAACAATTTTATCTTTTAGGTTTAGGACAGTTCCCCCATTTTTTATGGTATTGTACTTTCTAAGTAATCCGTCTTTTTCAGACTGCGTCATTTGTTTCATCATATTCAATATATACAATTTTTGATTGACAGAAAATTTAGCTCTCATAAAATCAATATATCCCAATGTGTCTTTACGGCGAATCATTAAGAATTCTATTTCTTTTTTATTGTACCTAAAACAAATGATGCCTATACTTGTAATAGGAACTTTGCAGATATGATGTAAATGACCATATTTACCGCAATTGTTACAAAACAAATCGTTTGTTTTTCGTGTATTGTTAATTCGTGTATTGTTCATTCGTGTATTAATATGATTCGAAATTTTTATATATATTTTTGAAATATATGAAAGACTTAACATCTGAAATATGGTTACCTAATTTTTGGTTCTTTTTATACTCTACAGCGCATGGATATCCAGATTTTCCCAATAAAGTGACGAAAAGAAAATTTTACGATTTTATTCAAAATATACCTCTATTCTGTCCAAATGCAGAGATTCAAAAACGGTTTGTTAGAATACTTGATTATTTTCCAGTAACACCTTATTTAGAAAATAAAGATTCCTTCACTTATTGGATTCATTTTGTACAAAACAAAATTGACAATGAATTAGGAAACGAAGAGCAAACATATTACCAACATTTAGACAACTATTACAATTCTTATTTACCCAAGCCGTATAAACTTTCGGAAAAAATTGGCATTCAAAAAAAACATATTGTTTTAGGTATTTTGGTGATTTTGGGAATATTTATTTTGTATCACACAAAATAGTCTCATTATAAAATAAAGATGAGGATCGAAATCGTTATTTTTTTGATTACTGCATTTTTAATTGCAAATGTATACACGGAAGGCAAGTTCTTAAAAAAACTTTTCACATACAAAAAATATTACCAAATGGCAGGTATTGCATTTGGTGGCATTATCGCATGGTGGTTATTTAAAAAAAATCCACAAAAGGCAAATGAAATGTTTGCTACTTCACATGAATATTTGAAATATTTACCTATAGATCAAAATACAAGTAACGTTATATCCCCTATATTAGATTTTACATCAAAACAAAACTACACAAACAACATCGATAGTGGTACAACCAATCCAGGGAATTCCTTTAACATGATGAATATGTTACTTCCAGGACAGAACATGGCGTCCCAAGAAGCTCGATTGCACAAATCTGGTAAAACAGCTACAAAACGTTCTGTAAGCGAAACGAAAAAAAAATACGTAGCTGCACGCCAACATTGGAAATGTGGCGAATGTAGCAATCAATTAAATGCTTGGTTCGAAGTCGACCATAAAACGCGCCTTGAATATGGAGGCAGCAATCATATAGACAATTTGGTAGCATTATGCAGAGAATGTCATGGCCATAAAACAACGATTGAAAATTTGTGATTGATCGATTGTGATATTATGATAATTAAATCACAATATCTAATATAAATATAGATGGCTGCATTTTTAGAATTACCAAAAAATATATGGGAAGATGTTATTTTCAAAAAGAGTACACAATATTTAGTGTACATCGCATTCATTCTTTATTTTATTGCAATTTTTACTATGTCTTCAAATGATGATAATGCATTAGGCGAGTCAAAACATGTAAAGTGGTTAATTGCCATTATATTCCCTTTAGTAGTGTTTGCATATGTTTTATTGTCAAATATTCAAGAAAAAAAATACTTTCTTTTATTGTTCTTTATGATCTTATTAATCTTATTCACTTTGTTACGCTCTGAATTACCATCATTTGATCAATTTGTAAAAGACATTATTACTAGTTTGACTTCAGTGACAGAAATACCATCTCTCTCAAATGATTCAGCGTATATGATAGGCATTTCGTTAAAACTCATCTTAATTGGAATGTTTGTTGTCTTCTTATCCATTATCTACAATGTGTTTTTAAATGAATCATATAGACAAAAAGGTAAATTTGGTATTTTTCTTTATGCACTTTTTTATATTCCTTGTGTACTTAGTGATTATGTGAAATATTTGTTCAATGAACTAACTACTACTCCTAGAGTAGTTTATACTCTTTTATTTATTGAATTGGTGCTTATCTTACTATACATATATTTACCACGCTTAATATCCAAAGTCGTGTTAAGTAACAATATTCGTATTGTAAAGAATCCTACATTGTTGTATAACAAAAAACAAGTTTCTTCAATTGATGCTTTTTACAATAGAAGCGATGAATACAATACATTAAAAAAACATCACAATATTAAAAATACAAGCGACCCAGATGATACTATACCTATACCAAACAAATCTATCATGAAAAATTACTCATTATCAATGTGGGTTACTGTAAATCCTCCGACGTTTTCCCAAGATTCAGAATGCATGATATTCCGTGTGGGTAGTGATTTAGGAACTATTGATAAACCGGATGATCCAGAGTTAGGTATGCCTTACATTGGATGTAGAGGACAAAAATGGAGATTTGTTTTTTCAAATAATATCAAAAGTGTAGAAGATTTAGAAAAGGTTTCATTGGAACTCGATCTTCCTTTCCAGAAATGGAATTATTTAGTATTTAATTATCATGACAATCAAGTAGATCTTTTTGTCAATGGATTTTTGACAGAAACAAAATCTTTAGCAGAACATTTACCAATATACAATCATTCTCAAGTTGTTTGTGTAGGATCTGATCAGAAAAAAGTGCATGGTGCAATATGTGAGGTACGTGTTCATTCCGAAATATTGAATCAAACACAAATCTCTCAATCCTATAATTTAATGAAATTCAAAAATCCACCAGTAAATAATCTACCTTAACATTATAGAATGAATTATACACTCATTATTTTAGGAGTAATTCTCTTGGTTTTCATTTATATCTTGTACAAAGTCATTTCTGAAAAAGGCAAACTTGTGTCAAGTAAAATCGATTTATCTGCAGCAAATGGAAGCATAGGATATAGTACGTTAACAAACCCCAAAGCATCTAGGTTTTGTTTTTCATTGTGGGTTTATATGGAATCATTAAGTTCAACCGGAAATACAAAGGTATTTTCAATCGATAAGTCTAGTACTAAGTTCTTTGAACTAAAATTGAATAACCAGTCCACTTTGTATTATGATATATTACTTGATAACGGTTCTCTTGCGAATAACGAAATAATGGTCAATTTCCCACTACAGAAATGGGTATGTGTTATGGTTAGTGTCGATAATAAAGTAGTAGATCTATACATTGATGGCAAACTGATTCGATCGCAACAATTAGAGAATTTGCCAGCTACTACAGATTCTGATCACAATATAACTTATGGTGATTGCAATACCAATAATTGTAAAGGATACGTTGCAAAATTTGAGAGATTGTCCAAACCAATGGATCCTGCTACTGCTTGGAGTAAGTATATGGATGGTAATGGAGGAAATTACTTTAGCAAATTATTGTCTTCGTATGGTGCATCATTTACCCTTACAAAAGATGATTTAGATTTAAGACAATTTACATTATTTTAGATCCATTATAATCTATTTCTATCATATAGATTATTATGGAGACAAACGCAGAAAAACCATTTATTGAACAAATACAAGATAATATACCTTCTGGTGAAGAAGTCCAGAAAACTATGTCAGAAGGTTTCAAAGGTTTTGGTGAAAATATGAATGAAATAAGGGACGGCGTGAAGTCAAAAATGTCGGAGTTTTCCAGTAATAGTGGTGAAACATTATCTGATGCTAGCAAAGATTTTTTAGATTCAAATTCCCTTTTAGCAAAATTCTCTTTTATTATTTTTGTTGTGATCGTTTTTATGTTGTTATTAAAAGTATGTATGGGAATTATGGCGTATTTTGTATCTCCGTCAACAAGTCCATATATTGTAAAAGGTTCTATTTACGGAAATGATCGTATTGTAATTACCCAAGAGCCAGGAAAGGACGATACCAAACAAATATTAAAGTCGAATGATCGAGGAAGAGGAATGGAGTTCACATGGAGCGTATGGTTGTTTTTGAATGAAACGACTGAAACCGGAATCAAAAACATTTTTTTGAAGGGAAATGAAAATTTTGGAGCAGATGATTATAATGTTGTCAATGGTCCTGGTTTGTATTTACAATCAAAAGATAATACAGATGCCGCCGCAAAGTCAAATGAATACGAATTGACCGTTGTCATGGATCATTTAGGTGGTCAAGAAACGAAAAACGACATTAAATCGTCAGGAAGAGATGTTATCATGGTAGATAGTATTCCGATTCGAAAATGGGTACATGTTGCTGTTCGAATGCAAAATACGGTTTTAGATGTATATGTCAATGGAACCATTGCCAAAAGACACAATATGGAATATGCACCCAAACAGAACTTCAACGATGTTGTTATTGGGGGACACGGAGGCTTTCCAGGAAAATTGTCCAATCTGCGATATTATAGTCATGCATTGAATGTCTTTGAAATTAACAATATTGTCATGTTTGGTCCGAATACATCTCCAAGCGAACTTTCTGTAGATGCCAAGGCAAACACAGGTACCTACAGTTATTTGTCGAACTTGTGGTATTCTGATAAATATTAATATAATATATCTATAAAATACATATATTATGACAGATAGTGTGCAAAATATTGATACGTATTGTAATTTACGTAAACTGAGAATGCAATTCAATGTACCACCTACAAGACTACGGATCCTCTCTCCTTATTCAAACGGTTTTACAAAACATGAGATTGATATGAGACGTAAAGCAGAAATTTTGAAACACCAAGGTCCCCAAAAAAGTACACAAATGAATACACTTACGAAAAAACAAAAATTCGCTCAAGTCATTCGCGGATATAATCCTGAACAAAAAACAGTCAGATCTTCTAATTTTACAGAGGGCCAACTCGCATTTTGCAATTCAAAAGAAAATAAAGTTCTCTCAACATCATCTGATGTTCCTGGACCAGCAATCCCATTATTTTTAGACAAATCAGTTCCTTTGTATAATTATACGGTTGGAAATAGAACATATGCGATTATCCCTGATGAAAAACAAACTTGGAGGTTTTTCGTGAATGAAGAAAACGAAAATAGCATACAAACCATTATTCCTTTCGTTCAAAAAAATATCGGAACATTAGAAATTATAGAACCATCTAGTTCGTTAATAAAGTATAAACTAGTTATATCATATAGTTCTACTACTACTACTACTACTAATACTGTAAACAATGCCCAATTACAAATATATTATGGTGGAAGCGAAATAATGTATCCCACTACATTTGAATATAATATTGATGATGAGAATATAATTATCGACAATATTGTACTGTATACAAATAGTGGATATTTTTATGAGTTATTACTGACAATAAACAAC